GCTTCTTGTCTTTGAGAAGTTGCAAATTTTTCAGACGCTGCTCTCTCTGCTGTTGTAAATTGCTGTCCTTTTTCTCTCTCTGCTGTTGCAAATTGTTGAGCTTTTTCTCTCTCTCCTGTCGTAAACTGTTGAGCTTTTTCTCTCTCTCCTGTTTGGTAGTCCTCACCTCTTAACCTCTGTTCGGTTTCATATCTTCTACCTGCAAAAATATCTTCAAGCTCTCCCTCGGCTGCAAGCCTTTGCTGCTCTAGATCACTTAAACTAGATGTTAAGCGCCTTTGGCTTGCTCTTTCTGCGCTCTTCATAGCTCTTTGCTGCATATCTTCACCACCTTGAAGTTGCAAAGCTGCAAATCTTCTAGCTAGTATATCTTTTTCTCTTGTAGCAATACCCTGCTCACTTTGCCTTAGTCCACTTTCAAGCCTGCCGTATCTTTCTGACAAATTTTCTTGCTGTATCTGCTCATAAGGTTTACTTATAGTCTGAGCTTTTTGAGTAAATTCATCTGTCGGCTCCATTATATTTTTTTTTGCAGCGATAGCTCTCTGAACTGCATTAGTAGCCATTATCTAAAACCTCTCAAGTTATAAGTTAACCTTATTCCAACAATTGAAAATTTAGTATCAACAACAGAATTATTTGAAAATTTAAACTGTATGCGTTTTCCTCTAAATGTCCCTATAGGAATTTTCAACTCTCTAGTAGAATCTGATATATCCCAAGCCATTTCATCCCATGCGCCAACATCCCAAATGAAAGCACCTAAAATACTAACTTGTGTTATCTCTGTAGGGCTTTCAAAACTGCTATCTATTCGCCCCTCAATTAAAAGATCACCTGTTTTTACTCTATCTAAAAATATATTAATAAAACGCCAATCTTTTACCCAATTCTCATCTGAAGAAAAACCAAAATATTCTTTGCTCCATATGTAGCTATCAATTGCTACACTATCATCATTAGCAGAACCTTGATTCATTACATAAACAAAACCAGTATCATCAGATGTTCCGTAATAAAGATTATTTTGATAGACAGTAAAAAAATTCGCATTTAAACCAGACCAGGGAGCCCATGCAAATTGCATAGGTCTATCTAAGTTTTCATATGAGTAATCAAAATACCAAATTCGATTATTTGTCGTTTGTGTAGAGCCATACGGGCCAGCAATATACGCTCTATTTTTCCAAGAGATCGAAGCGATATTACTTTGATAGTCATCTGGAATCTGAAACATCTCACGCTCAATAACCGCACTTTTCATATCACTACCGAGATTACTTCTTGTTAGAACGCTAACACTAGGGTCTAAACTACCGCCATCTAATGCCGCAAAGCCAACAAAGTCACCATACAAAGTAGCCGCAAACATAAGCTTGTTGTTATATGTGAAAGGACTAAAACCAGCGACACAACCATATGGAGTTACGACCCTTATATCTGTCCAGTTTGTATCCGTAGAGTCTGGCGTGTAAATTATCCATATACTTCTATCACAACCCACAACTACAGAGCCGTTATAAACAGCAAGCATTCTTGGAATATCGCCTGAAGTATCACCGATCCTACGAAAAGATAGAGCCTTAAAAACGTATGGGTTTCCAGCTTCAGAATATTTAACTAGATTAGTCGAGGGATCTATCACAAATAAACGGCCCAGATGATACACTATAGCACTGTAATTTGGTGGGACACCCTGATCATCTGGCTCTTCAGTGACAAGAGCGCTATCTGCTATAGCATCTTCATAAGTCGTCGTAGAATTATCGCTTATTGTTGCTATGCGAAAATAAGTAGAACCGCCGTCTTTTGTGCGGTAAATACGCCTTGATGCAACGCCCCAGCTCAAGGGAGCCGTCGGAATACTTGTAAGAGCTATATTTTCGTTTGCTGCTGTAAAAGTATTACTTACTGCCGAGGCATCACTTTCAACAAGACCGCTATTAAGATATGTTACTTTATAACTGTAGGTACCGCTCAAAGCGCTGCCTGTCGCCGCTGTCGCCGCTGTAGGAGCCGCTGTAGGTGCATAAATACCATGCCGGGTAAATTCACCATCAGCATATTTGTAAGGTGTATTGCTGCCATTTCCGAAAAACATATAATTTTCGTATTCTGCCGCATAAACCCTTTGACCTGCTGTATAGATACTTTGAGCCGAGGCTATTGTGTTAAATGTCGTACCGCTCAATGCATAGAGAGTACCGCCAAACCATGCCACCATACTTTCATACCCAGCATTATCATGACGAGTGTAAAGACCGTCACAAGCATAAGTGGCAACCGCTGAAGTATTAAGCTTTGCTGTACCGCCTCTTGTCTGTACTTTGCTATCATCAAAAATAACATTAAGACAATCGGGAGATTGCCCATCTAAAATCAAAGAGCGATCACTAGAATCATTTTTACCGCCGTCTAAAACTATACGGCCCTCTTTTGGGTAAATTCTTTGAAAGTTACTTCTTGGCATGATAACCACCTAAAGCAAAAATTCATCAATTGTTGGATTATCTGTGCCGAAATAATAATCACTTACTCTTGTGTTTCGATCTCCTCTAAGCCTTTTCTTACGCTGCTTTTTAGCTCTGTATACAGCTTCATCCCACTGGATCTTATAACGATCACTAAGAGTAGAATTCTGATCTTTTAAAGCCATCCACATCAGCATATAAGAAATTAAGTCTTCTTTGTATTCTTCTGGCACTTCGATGATATCATCGGACGATGTTATATCATCAGGATATTTATAGACCCTAATTTGTATGTAATCTTGCTCAATATTATTATCATCAACAGAACCCGCTGTATCAGGAGTAGGATAAAGATAAATAGCATTATTCCAAAGAGCATAACTTGTTGGCTTACCAGTCGGCTCGGTTGCGTCAGTCCTGGGATCATCTTGTAACTTAACCTTGTGCAGTTTATCCCAATCGTGTCGAACCTCTTTTATAGCAAGAGTAGTGACAGGATATAAATAACTTCGAGTACCGACAATCGAAGGTGTCGTGTAAGTCTTTTCGATAACCCAACCCTCTTTTGCTAAGATTGATTGTGCATCAAATAAGAGATCATACAACTCTGAATCTGAATAAAAGTTATCATCTGTAGCATTATAACGGTTTCTTGCTCTCGTCAATATATTAGATACAGTTAAAGAAGCCATATCTTATCCTTAATTTACTTCTGTCCAATTTTGTTCCCAAGTCTTAGCTAGATCTCTAAAATCACCACTCTTTTCATACCAATCTCCTCTTTGCTTATATAAAATCTCTAGATCTTGAATGGAACAGTTTTCAACAGATAACATTTTCCATATTTTCTTTTCAATCTCATCATTTACTGACATATTTTCAGACAAAAGCTTATAAATTTTTTGTGAAAAAATATTATCTGCTGTAATTGTCTCAGCAAATCTTTTGATAAGATCTCTAATCAAATTATCATCAAAATTTATTTGATTATGTATTAATTGATATCTATTGCTTTTAAAAAAACCATCAATATCTAAAGCATTACTAATACTTTTGAAAAAAGTAATCATCAAATCTTCATTGGAAGAATTCCATGAAAAATTATCCCATTGAACATCATCCCATTTATAACTTTGAGCGCCCCCAATCAAATAAAGAGTATTAGATACTGTAGATGAATATGTTGTCATAATATGCCTTAGCTATATGTAATTTGAGTAATTACAACTAAATCATCATTAGCGCCTTTAGTTAATAACCCTTCCGTATCACGACTAAACAAAATACCTGAAGTATTAGAGTCAAACAGCCCATATTCTTCAACTTCGCCCGTACCTGTGCCACTGGGAAAAGTCGCCGTGACTTGATAGATACCATCCGTAATTTGTGATACTGTCCCCGTATGCCTTGCAAGCTCACTAACCAAAGCAGTATCAGCACTTGTTTCCGCTGTACCGCTAGTACCAATGGCAATATATCTATGCGTGAAAGTTGTGGCTGCTGCTACTGCACTCGCTAAATGTCTAACTAAAGCACTTATGCCGCCTGTAGTTATAGTATTATAACCTTCTCTTCTCTCTTTAACTTCGCCATCCGGCCCGTATAAAGTAGCAGACCATTTACCAGACATTTTTAAGCCCATTATATATCCTCTCTGTCATAAAGTTCATCTCTTGCATCATCATCAGCCATATCATTAAGATGTTTATCTTTGATATGCTTTTCTAAACCCTTTTTCGTTCTAAACTCTTTGCTACATGCGTGGCACACAAAAACTTTTTCGGTATCGTCTTTTTCGTTCAAAGAATTATTAAGAACATAATTTTTTCGATCTTCTTGATCAATCCGAAGCATTTTATAACTTCTTGGATCTTGTAAACCGTTTTTACCTCTTACTATTGGCACAAACGTTCCTAAAAACAAAACTGCTTGATCATAATCCATTTCAACAAAACCACCAGCCTCGATAGTAACTTTATTACCTCTGAAATTTTCAGTATATGGGTATTTGTTGTCATTCCAAATTTTAACCATTTAGTTTACTCCACAGATTAATTTATAAGTATGAGCGGCTGCCGTCGCTGCCGTGGTTAATTCTATCTTCAAAAATTGAGCTGAACAATTTATAGGTACATAACAATTAGTCACGCTGCTATCGATAACAACAACAGTAGGTTTAGCAGTATCAACATCATTAGCATGATATAAACGTCTAAACGTTCCACTTTCACTATCACTCACTTTAAAATAATGATTAGTACCGCTCGCCATAGTTGGAATTCCAATCATTATTTTGCCATAGCTGCCACCTAAATCTATAGCACTTGTGCTTGTCGTGCCTGTAGACATAGTGACAGTAAATGCTTTTACTGGCCCTATTGTAGACATATTATCTCCCAAAAAGAGTCATATAATAATCATCACCACTAGTACATCCCGTTATAGATACCGTACCTTTACTTGCTGTCGCTGCTGTCAAT